CCTCCTGGTTTCGGACAAACATAATCTTCTGCGCTCTGGCTATAGCTGTATACTGAATTACTATCTGATCCCAAAGTATATCCATCGGGCTTTTAGTGTTTATAGCCTCATATATCTCCCTGGTTTCCTCGTCATCGGGAAATATTTTTGCAAAGAAGCCATGTTTAACGGCATTCTGATTTCCCTTCTGCCCTCCTGCTCCCGGAGCTCCGCCGTGCATCCAACAAACCCTCTTGCCTCGTTCTACTGGATTTTTGCATTGACTACCGTCCCGGTTATGGCCGGAACATGTTTGAGACGAATCAGGATCAGAAAGAATAGCTCGTCGCTCTCTCCGAACCTTGCCTAATTCTTTATATTCTTCCGGAGTCACTTCCTCGGGTGGGATACTCTCCAACTCTTCTTTTCTCAGTTCGAGTTGCTTTAAGTAGGCCTTCAGTTTGTCGTCTGGCCAGTCAGTAAACTGCTGCTTTATCTTCTCCCAGGCATGAAGGTCCTTTTGTTTCGTTTCACTTTTTTGTTCTTTTTTCTGTTGCGTTTTGTTGCGTTTTTCTGTTGCATTTTGTTGCGTTTCTGGCTGGTCTTCGGACTCCTTTTTGAGCTTTCCAAACTCTCGCCTAACCGCTACAGGGTGAAGACCTTTTTTCTCCGCAAACTCAGCAACGTTTTTATATCTACCCTGGTTGTACTCCAGGAATAACTTTCTCCAGTTGTGCTTTGCTACGCGTCCCACATCACCTCACCTTCAATTCTTCTGTTGTGTTATCTTTTTTTTGGCGCCAATGGTGGGTATCGAACCCACGAGTATGCTTATAGGCACTGTTTTACCGTCTAAACTACACTGGCGTAAAATATCAAGCACAAGACGAATATTTGCTTGCGCTTGATTGTAAGGTAGGTTGGAAGTGCAGTAGCGGTTACATAATGATCGCTCCCTTAGATTATTTTATGGGGAATAAGAAAAGAGCCCGGAGGCCCTCAGTTATTTCCTTAATCTTATATATTTCGGGTCCCCCTGATGCGGATGGGGAGTACCGTCCGGTAATTTTGTTTTTAACCACTCAACAAATATAGTTTTTTCTTGTTCCATTTCCTTCAATGTTTCTAAAAACTCTTCCCTACTTACTCCATATCTTCGGTATCCTGGCACTATACCAGATTCTAAATCTTTAATAATCTTTTCTTTCAAGCTCATCACCCCCTCTCACCAACAACATTCGGCAAAAAGAGGTCATCTCCTTTAATAAATTTCCGACAAATTCCAACAAAAATACATGAAGTAATTTTAATTTATTTAATGTTATTCGATTAATGCAGTCATTTTCCAATATTATTAGATAAAGGAATTAGTCTGCTTTTAGAGAATATAGTCAAAATAAAACAATGTAGGAGGCGATTCCATGACGGATGATTTATCAAAAGCTAAAGAATTAAAACAGATTATGATTGATAATAATGATGAGTTCTTAGATTTTACTAGAGATGAACTTAAGGATCATTTTGAAATTAAAAAATTGGAGGATATCAGAGTTCCTAAAATTGTCGATGCTTGTACTTCGGCTGGTCTAATTATGTATCCTGTGCCAATTCAAGGTATTACTGTTACTAGGATTTATTTAGCTGGTTCAACTATCGGAAAGTTTTTATACTCAATTCTTAATCCTAGAGTTGATGTAAGCTGTGATAGTGCTTTTGATATCTGCATAAAACGCATTGAAGGTGCAAGCCCTGCCGAAGTTTATAAAAAAATACAAGGTTTGTTTGTGCAAGAAGGTTGGGCTAAACTTAAAAAAGTAAAAGATTAATCTTAAAGCCGCCCTCACCAGGCGGCTTTAAATTGCCCCTCTACTAATATGTTGCGATCGTACGACAACCTGAATCTTTTTTTCTGCTCTTTGTACAAAATTTTGAACGCTACCCTTATTGCACCCCATCAGCATTCCGGCCTGCGAAAAAGAATAGCCACGCCCCCTGACCAAATCAAAGGCATGTTTTTCCCGTTCGGTCAGCGTCGACATTAAATTGTCCAGCATATCGAGCACGTTTTCAGGGGCAGACTCGGCAGAAATTGTATGAGTGATATATTTAGACATTTCAGCAGGATCAACGGATATTTCCCGCTTAGTTTTGGGCAGTCGCCCAACCTGCCAGTTGGTGCCTGGGATCCTGCCTGTCTGCATTATTTCGATAGAAAAATTAGCATCTGAGATCATGCTACTGGCCTGCACGGGAACCACTTTAGCATCTCGCAACTCCTTTATAGACTGCTTATATTCCTTAATCAGTTCCTGCAATTTTATCCACCCCCTGAAAATGATAAAGAGGCCTAAGCTTTACGCTCAGACCTCTCGTTTATTCGAGTCAGCCTTCCAAACTATTTTTATTTCTCCCCAGGTAATCTTGCCATCAGATACCTTTAGGACCACTTCACCATACCTCAACTGGTTTAATTCTGCTGATTGTTTACGGATTTCTGATATTATCTGTTCAGACAAAGGTGTCTGCTTCAACCCTGCCACCATCTCACCTTCCCCGTAAATTATGTATTAGCCAGGGGTTAACCTGGCTTGTGTTACTTATTATCTGTTCTCAAAGTTGTTCTGACTTAGATGATCGATATATAAGCAATCCCCGTCCTGCACTTCAATCTCTATTTCCTGCTCCGGTTCAAGATTAACAGTAAGAAGGTTTTTTATCATTGCACTTATGTAAATGCAATGATTCGGTATTCCATGGTGCATATGGTGGCGTTCCGTCACACTCAATGCAGGGGTTCTCCAAACATTCAGTCTTTGGGCATGAATGGTTTTTTAAACATGACTGGCATTCACAATCCCCACAGGTCACAAATTCCTGCAACATATCTTACCTCCGATTCCTCACCTTGGACGCTTTAGCCATCTTTTTCTTATGCTTCTTCTTTCTGTCCGGCTTCGGCTTCTCAGCCTTTTCCCTAGGCATTATCTTGGTAGTAGCTTGCAACGGGTTAGACTTTACTGCCCCCTTTTCCTTTGGCCTATTAAAATCCACCCCAACGGAACCATGAATACCTCTACTAAGTCCCGAAAATAAAACGTCTAAATAACTATTCATTTAGTTCCCCTCTTCCGCTTTTTCTTCTTCCCTGGAACATAACCGACTACTTCCGGTACCAGCTTCATAGCTTCGACCATTTTAGCTTCTGCCTCCGCTCTGGCACGTATCCGCTTCGCATCTTTATTTATCGCCCATGCTCCCCAAATAGCAACTGCAAGCACGATAGCACAGCAACCGATATATTTTATATTGGCAATAATAATTACGGCCAACACATCATAGTTAATTTTCGTCTTCACTACCTCTTTCCTCATAATCAGGATACCAAACTTCATTGCCAAAACTATTTTCGACATAGCACCGGCGTCCTGATTCAGTTAACTCCTTCGCCCATCCAATGGCCTGTTGTTCACTATTAGTCTGAAATGCCTCACTGCCGCCAACCGTGCAATCGTCAATGTCCTTCTCATCAATCCAGAGACCGATATATTTTACTGGTTCTTCGTACATTATTTACATTTCACCTCACACGATTCCCAGCAGTGCCAGCAGGGGCAAGAAGCACCTTTGCAGTCTTTGCAGTCAAAGCGGCAGTTTTTATCAGTTTCTTCATGTCTCGGGCAGTAGTCGAAGCCTATACACTCTTCGCCCGTGCATCCTTTGCACCATTCAGCTTGTTTAGTCATTACTTATCACCTGCCTTTTTCTCTGCCCGCTCCAAAGATTTCTCCTTATCCTGCTTCGGTGGCTCCGGTATTTCTTGCCACTGCAAACCATTACGCCTACGTAACTAAATTTATGTTGTCTCCACAGCGGTGGATTTTTAATTGCCAGTGTTTCCGGATCTACAGAGCAATAACTTGACTCATTAAAAGCTTCCATCATTCTTGCTTCGCGTTCTGCCATTCGACGCAAAAGCTCTTCGTGCCAATTTACAATATCCTGCAATTCTCTAGGCATATCCTCAAACTTTATATCTGCGGGCAACCTACCTATGCCTGAAATAGAGATAACAGCGATCATTTTCTTTGGTTCGCACTGCAAATTTAAACCCCCTTAATTGAGCTTTTTAAGTAACCTGTTAACTTCCCGGCTAATCAATTCAATACTATTTGCAAAACCTGGAGGCATATTATGACTCAGGGCCTCTTCTAGTTTTTCTTCTAATTCCCATCGGTAAAAACTAATTCCGTGTTTTTGCAAAATATTTTTAACGGCCTCAAGTTGTTTAAGTTTTTCTTCCTTGGATTTAATGTTTGATTCGAGGGATTTTACTTGCTGCCTCAAATCCTCATTTTCCCTAGCCATTTTACTTCCAACCAGACTTCCCAACGATCTGCCTTCGTTCTTATTTTGCACCCAAGCCTCTAGGTATTCTTTTTGGTCTGAAAAGAACGGGTGTCTGTCCGGATCCGTCCGGGAAATAACCAAGTAGTAGAACATATCCAGAGACATTTCAATCATCCTGTGCAGCGCTTTTCGCTTGGTTGACAGACAATCTTTGTCTGGGTTGTAATAGATCAGGCCAACCTCTGGCGGCAGTTCTTCCGGCTTGATCATGTCGGCAGGACAAACAAAGTTGAACTGATGGCAGTATTTCAGGTAGCCGTGCCACTTTTCGTCTCGCATAAAGTCCCCGCGTGAAACCTTTATCTCATAGCCGGTTATGCAAGGATTTTTCCAGCTTTTCTTGATGGCTACTGCATCCATTATGAGCAGGTTATTGCCTAGCATTGTTGGTCCGTTCTTGACATTAGCAAAGAATACATCAGGCAATTGCCTGTCAAGGTGCTTTTTCTGCAGCTGCCGCAATAACATATCTGACCTTATTTTTTCCGCCACATTATCAGCCCTTACAAACCGCAATAGCGGCAAATGCTCCTACATATTTAGTTCTAAAAAATTTAATTTCCTTAAGCAGTTTCATGTATGCTTCCAGATGCGTCCTGATAGTTTTATGAATTCTATTCTCTGGCTCAAGCACCTCAACGGCCTTCTCAAAATTCGGCAAATCAGATTCATCAAAGGTTGATTCATTGTTCATAAAAAGATGCAGTATAATCAAGTCCTCTGGTGTTCCGTTACTAAAAGCAGGTTCTAATTGCTCATTTATGTCCTTTACGGAAAACATATTATAGTCTGGATTATACTTTTTAACTATATCGTTAACGTAAAATCCACACGCCATGCCATGCGTTGAGCGACCTATTAAGTTACCTTCTTTGTTGAAAATATCAATACAATTACCCACTTATCCTAAACCCCCTTAGTCATATAATGTCTGACCTTCCGCAAAATCAAGTACTGCGGTATATGTGGCAATTCCAGCATCATAAAATTCATCCTTGTTGAGTTATCCTTCATTTTAGCCAACTTTTCACGGTGAAGTTCGCAAAATTCGACGAATTCACCAGTTAGTTGACTTTCTTGGTCGGGGGTTAGCCGCATATTTAACCCTCCACAGCATATATAAAAATCTCACTTCGCTGTCTTTCACGGTCTAATTCAAATCTTGGCGGCGCTAGCTCCAATACCTGGCTGTTGTCCTCAGCTATAATTCCGCCGTATCTCAAAGCATCCAGAAGTAGTTTTGGTGTGTAGTTGTCGGTGTCTCTCCTTCTGTTTGTGCTGAAATAGTAAACTACTTCCACCCGTGCCATTTCAAGTTTAGGCAGTTTAAATGCTAATTTCAGTGAACCAATAGCCTCAGACAGTTCCTTGATTTTATCTTGGTATAACTTCCAATGCCACTTACTCCAGACATTCAAACTCGGTAGCACTTCCGGTATCTGTATCCAAATCCCGTTTGGGAGTAGTTTAGCATCCCATTGGACCAAGGGAAGGGTGGCGGGCTTGGCGTCCCGCTTCCCTTTCTTTTCATCATACAGTCTGAGGTTCCGGAGGACTGCCGCGCTAAGCCTGGTCATACAGTGTTTGTGGCAGTTTGTCCGTAACAACATCAAGGCATTTCGGACAAATATCGCCGTTCAGGCTTGAGGGAAGTGAGTTGATTTCGTCAAGAAGATTAAAGAATCCGGCAGCCTCCAAAAACAATTCTGCGTCTTTCCTGAGAAAATCTTTAGATCCCTCGGAAACCCTTTCCCAAGGTCTATCTCCCTGGTTATACAGCCTCCAATATTCCTTGGTTACCTGCTCGATGATTTTCTTCTTTTTATCTGGCTTCATGGTCTACCTCCTTAACACTAAGCCCGGTCATTGACTGCAGCTTTTTTCTCTTTCACCTTTGCCAAATACTCCTTGCCTTCGACAATTGACAGATCCATATGGTGATGATTATTTAGAGTGTATCTGAGATCCCTTGTAGCGTATTGAATCAAAGCCCTGAACTGGTGATATGCCCTCTGCTCAGCCACATCCAAGTGTGCATCTCCTGTCCCGGCTCTTATAACTTTTTCAGCTATAGACAGCATTGTGCTTATAAATGGGTTAACCGACTGGTCTGCCGACGTTTTACCCTAAGGTTCCGCTACCTGCCTAAATATTTCTTCTACCCTTGCAGTAAGATCGTCCTTAAAGTGCAGCCTGGCTTTGCGTTCTGCAACTAACTCCCCTTTAAGTTGAATCACGGTAGTACTTAAAGAGTCGATCAGTGCATAAAGCTCCTTTTCGGCTGATACCGGAAGGTTTTCTATTTTTTCAAATACCTGAGGTTGTTTGGTTTTTATCAGGTGGCCGATTGTGCCAAATGCTTCTTGCTCCGCTGCAGTTAATTCGCGTCTTTCAGACCTAACTGGTGTCGCTATAGGCTCTAAGTCCTGCACTAGCTCCGTCTTAATGGGTTGCACTCCGGGCTTTTCTATGCCAGCAGTCTTACACCAAACCTTTGCTGTTTTTGCAGTTACTCCCCACTGTTTGCCCAGTGCTACAAAAGTAGCTCCTGGTTTTACTGCCTCAAAAACAATGCTGTCCTCACTCGGTTTTGGTTTAGCCATACTGCACCTCCTAAAAATTAAACGCTATTCATTTTTAGCTTCTTTCTCCTTGTCAAGCACCATTGACCAACAACAAAAGCAACAACTTTCCATAAAACCAGGGGTTTCACATACATTTTTAACGGCAGGACAGATTTTATTACTTACTAAATAGTCAATTATCCGATTACGCTCTACTAGTGCCGCGTCCTGCTGTACTTTTCCGATAATCTCAAATATTTTGTCGTGATCGTGTGTTGATCCTATAATGCCGGCAGCGACATTCAAAAAATATTCCTTGCTATTATTAGACATCAGAAACCTCCTAGAAATTAAAAGCTATTTGCTTTCCTCTTAATTCCTCTCGATACAAAAATAAGTTATGGCGTTTCCTAATTTCGTCTTTCCGCTTAGCTAGTTCCGCGAGAGGCAAACCCTGTATCCATGTGTATTTCTGATTTTCAAATCCTGCAGCTTTCCAAAACATTTCCGGGTGACGCTCTAGCAGTTCTACCCACTCGATCCTTTTCTGGAACGGGCAACAGTAGCAACCTGAGCGAGAACGCC